GAACAAGAAGAACACCCAGACCGTCATCGACGACTGGATGCTTGGCCCTGAAAACCCAAGCAACGAGCCAACGGCCAACAAGCTCTACTGGGTTGCACTTGGCAAGGCTATGCAGGTAGATGAGAAAGAGGCCCGTCGTCGTCGCTGCTCGAACTGCGAGTATTACGACAACAGCACCTACAAGCAGGCTTTGATGGAGCGCATCCCCCTCAACGATTGGGACACCGATGCTGGATTCCGCGGTTACTGCCGCAAGTTTGACTTCATCTGTCACGACCTTCGTTCTTGCCAAGCCTGGGAAGAGCGCGACTTTGAGATGGATTGACAGGCCATGCAAATGTGGGACAATAACGGCACTGAGCTGTCCGAGCTGCCAGTGGCTCACCCTTCACAGGAGTGCCCAATGAGCAATGCTGCGGTTCAGGAAATTGAGAAGCAAGTGCCAGCAGAGCACCTGCCGATCTATCGCCTGGAGGCCGAACTGCTCAAGTTGCCCCAGGTTGAGATGCCAGTCGATCACGACTTCTGCAATGGCCTCTACGCTCGCACCATGCACATCCCGGCTGGCACAGTTCTGACCGGTGCAGTGCACAAGGACGAGTCCTTCTTTGTTGTTCGCAAAGGCCACCTGATCGTCACTACTGACGACGGCTCGGCCAATGTTGGCCCCGGCTTCATGAGCGTCACCAAACCCCACACCAAGCGTGCTGGCGTTGCGCTGACTGACGTTGAAGTGACCACGTTCCACGCAAACCCAACAAACGAGACTGACCCGAAGACCATCTGGGACATGTACACCGTCCCGGCACCGGCTTTGGCTTTGGAGGCCGTCCAACACCCGCACCTGGAGGGCGCAAAATGACTTTTGGATTATCTGGAGCCGCACTGGCTGGCGTTGCCGTTGGCGGCGCGACGCTGGTTTCTGGCTACATGCAAGGCGAGGCTGCCAAAGACGCGGCCGCGACACAGGCTGGCGCATCACAAGCCGGTATTGAAGAGCAGCGTCGCCAGTTTGACGTTGTGCAAAAACTGCTCGAGCCGTATGTCACCGGAGGCACTGAGGCATTCAAGCAGCAGCAAGCCCTTGTCGGCGTGCAAGGCCCAGAGGCACAGCGAGCCGCCATCTCTGCAATCGAGCAAGGCCCGGCATTTCAGGCTTTGACAGAACAAGGCGAAAACGCTCTGCTGCAACGCGCATCTGCCACTGGCGGCCTGCGTGGAGGCAACGTGCAGGCAGCCCTGGCCCAATTCCGGCCGCAAATTCTCAGCCAACTGATCGAGCAGCAATATGGCCAACTCGGTGGCCTGGCCAAGTTTGGCCAAGCATCGGCAGCAGGCACCGGCGCTGCGGCACAAGAGACTGGCAGCAACATTGCGTCACTTCTTGCAGCACAGGGCGCGGCAACGGCTGGCGGCCAGATGGCTGCAGGTAAGGCCTTTGCGTCGATCCCGTCTGCCATCTCTGGCGGCCTGGGCATCTTCTCTGGCCTTGGAGGTAAATTCTGATGGCACTTCAACTACCAATGGCCCCAATCAACTACGGCATTGACGTGCCAGACCCGTCGCAGACATTCCTGCAGGCTTTCAAGACTGGCACAGCCATCACCGAAACCCGCATGGCGCAAGAGCAGGCTCAGCGCCAAGCTGAACAGCAAAAGACCGTCATGCAGGCCTTTGAGCGTTTGCGCCAGCCTGGTGCAACGGCCAAGGACTACGCCGATTTGGCCATGATGCTGCCCGAGACGCAGGCCAAGGCCGTGCGCGAGAGCTTTAGCCTGATCAACGCTGACCAGCAGCAAAACGCCCTGCAGCGCTCTGGCCAGGTGTTTTCTGCCTTCAAGTCCGGCAAGCCTGACATTGCTGTGAACCTGCTCGACCAGCAGATCACAGCGCGACGCAACGGCGGCGACGAGGAAGGCGCAAAATTCCTTGAGACATGGCGCGACGTGGCCAAGGAAAACCCAAAGGCAGCTGAGGATTACTTCGGCTTCACCATCTCGCAGATGCCAGGCGGTGACAAGGTCATCGAAAGCGCTGTCAAGCTGGAAGAAGACCGTCGCAAGCAGGAGCTGCAACCATTCACGCTTCGCAAAGCCACATCCGAGGCCATTATCAAAGAGGCTGAGGCCAAGTTTGCGCCCGACAAGTTTGGTGCAGAGTTGGGCCTCACACAGGCTCAAATCGATGCCTCCAAGGCTGCCCGTCGTGCTTCTGATGCCGCGGCCGCAAAGTCCGGCGCAGATGCAAGACGCGCCCAAGCAGAAGCCGATCAGATCAGCTCCGGCATCATTCCTGCCGACAAGCGCCCAGAAGCTGAAACAAAGTTCCGCAGGGAATACAGCGACCAGACCAAAGGCTACCAAGAGGTCAAGTCTGCTTATGGCCGCGTGCTTTCCTCTGAGGACAACGCGGTTGGTGATCTGTCGCTGATCTTTGGCTACATGAAAATGCTCGACCCAGGTTCTGTTGTGCGCGAGGGCGAATTCGCCACAGCTCAAAACGCGGCCGGTGTTCCTGAGCGCATCCAAAACGTCTACAACAAGGTCATCAGCGGCGAGCGTCTTTCCGCATCACAGCGCAACGCCTTCAAAGGCCAAGCTGGCAAGCTGTACACGACAGCGCAGCAACAAGAAGCCCAGGTTCGCCAGGGCATCGAGCGCATCGCCAAGGGCTACGGCTTGAAGACAGAAAACATCTTCTACACGCCAACCGAGACGGCACCGACTGCGCCTGGCGCTCCACCTCCGGCCGCACCTGGTGCACCAGCTCCTGCCCCTGTGAGCGTTACAGCTCCAAATGGCCAAGTGCTTACATTCCCAAATCAGCAGGCGGCTGACGCCTTCAAGAAAGCAGCAGGGATTCGCTGATGGCAACCGATTACGCAGCACTCGCACGACAGTTCGGCGGCACGGCCACAAGCCCGGCTGCACCTGCTCCGGCTGCCGCACCTGTTGCGGCTCCTGCCGTCGACTATGCGGCTATGGCCACGCAGTTCGGCGGCCAAGCTGAGCCTCAGAAAATGGGCTTCTTCGAGTCCGTTGGCGAGATGGTCACTGGCGCACGACGCGCAACTCCTGAAACCCAGGCGCTGCCTGAGTGGACTGGCATGCCAGAACTGAACCAGTTGAGCGTGGCTTCTTTGAAGTCTGCCCTGGGTACCTTGGTTTCAAACCCACAGGAGACCGTGCAAATTTTGAAGGCCAACTTCCCAGGCATCGATGCACGCCAAGACGCCAAGGGAAACTTCATCCTGCGCTCGTCTGTTGACCAAAGAGAGTACGCCATCCCACCCGGTTTCTCGGTTGGCGACATTCCGCGTGCTTTGGGTGGCTTGCTGGCTTTCACCCCTGCTGGACGCGCCACAACGCTTCCTGGTGCTGTTGCCGCTGGCGCAGGCACCCAAGCCGTGATCGAGGCAACACAGGCAGGAACTGGCGGCCGCTTTGACACTGGTGAAGTCGTCACCGCTGGCGCTGCCGGTGGTGCTGGCCAAGTCGTGCAACGTGCCGTTCAAGCGGCTGCACCTGCCGTCAAACGCACCGTCCAGCGTGCCACAGGTCGCCCTGTGACACCAGCGCCTGCAGCACCCGCTGCGGCCCCCGCGGCAGCCCCTGCTGCGCGAATTGAGCCAACGCTTGAGCCAATGCCTGCACCAGCTGCACCGACGGCCCCTGCTGGCGCACCGATGGGATCGGCCATGGCGCCAGAGGCTGCTCCTGTGGCTCAGGTGGCCACCGAGGCTTTCGAGGAAGTTGGAGACTTGGTGCGCAAAGCCTCCGGCAGCGGCCCAGGCTCTGCTGCAGCCAAGGCCAAGCTGGCCGACGTTGCCCAGGTAAACCCTGAGGCCCGTTCCGCAGCCGAGCGCCTTGGCATGGACTTGCCATTCGACGTTTTCAGCGACAACCCTCAGGTGCGTGCCGCCGTTGGCCTGACCCGATCTGTGGCTGGCGGTGAGGCCGAGGCTGCCTGGGTGAACACCGTGCGCACTGCCATCGGTAAGGCTGACGACGTCGTGCAACAGTTTGACGCGGCCTTCATCGAGGGCAGACCAGCTCCCGGCGCAACGTCTCAGCGCATCCTGGACAGCCTGAATTCGACACGCACTCAGCTGTTCAACGATGCCGATGTGATCTACAAGCGCGTGGACGCCACGATTCCAAAGACAGCAACCGTCCAGTTTCCTCGCCTGACGCAAACGCTCGATGATGTGCTGTCCGAGGTCGGTGAAAAAGGCTTGTCTGCACAGGAAAAGAAACTCTACGAGCTGGCAACCGACCCTGACGTGACCTACGGCCGTCTGCTGCGTGAGAAGAACCTAATCGGCCAGGCCATGGCTGGTAAGGAGTCTCCATACGGCAACATGGCTGCTGGCGACCTCAAACGCCTTTATGGTGCTTTGGCAGAAGACCAGCTGACCAATGTTGGCCAAATCGGTAGCGATGCACTGCGCCAAGAACTCCGCGCAGCCAACCTGCTGACCGCCAAGCGCAAAGCCCTTGAAAACCGCATTGTCGGTGCCTTTGGCAAGGAAAGCGATGGCAGCGTGGCTACCCTCATGCAGTCGGCCATCAAGTCGGCAGCCAAGGGAGACGCGGCTCAGTTCAACAAGCTGATCAAGGTCGTGCCTCCTGAGTTGCGCAAAGAGACCATCGCCACTGCGCTGGCATCTGTTGCAAGCTCCGGCCGTGCTGCTCAAGAAGGCGCTTTCGGTTTTGCCGAGTTCGCTAAGACCTACCGTGGCCTGCGTGCCAATCCACCTGTCTACAAGCAGGTGATCGAGGTGCTTGGCAAAGATGCAGACCCAGTGCTGCGCGACCTGTTCGAGATTTCACGCAGGATCACCGACGCACGCGCCCAAGTGCTCACCACCGGCAAGGCCAACCAGGCGCTTGTGGAGGCTATGAAGGCAGAAGGCTTGCTCGGCAAGGTCATGCAAAGCACGACAGCCCAACGTGTCGTCACAGGTGCAGCAAGTGCAATCCCTGGTGGCGGCTTTGTTGCGCCGGACATCGTGCAGTTCATGTCCAAGGGCAACGCAGATGCGGTGAAAGCTGCTGGAAAGCTGTTCGCCAGCGACGACTTTCAGAAGCTCGCCATCGAGGCAGCGACCAAGACAGAGCCAAGCCAGGCTGCGATCCGTCGCACTGCCGCAAGCAAGGCATTTGCCGATTTCGCAAACGCAGCAAAGCTGCCACAATCCCTGGATGCGAGAGTGCAGTGGCTGCAATCCGCTGTCCAGACAGGACGCCAATTTGACCAGGAGAACCAGTAATGTC